ACGCTGTCAACAGCGTCTCGCTGGGTGGCGTGTCGCGTGACGTGGTCGACGCCTCGCACCTGCTCACCAGCGGGGGCAAGGAGTTCATCGGCAGCGAGTACTACGATCCGGGCGAGTTGACGCTCGAGATCCACCACGACCCGTCGCTCAACCCGATCAACCTGCTCACCAACGTCAGCACCGGCCAGGTCTGCACGATCATCTTCGCCAACGGCGGAACCACCACGGCGAAGTGGTCTGCCTACGGCTTCGCGTCTGCCTTTGAGGCGTCGGCCCCGAAGGACGACATGATGACCGGCACGCTGACCATCAAGCTCAGCGGCAACCTAAACGTCGGCTAGTCAGCAGGAGGCGCGGACTGTGGCTCTGACACGTGAGCAGATCAAGGCTAAGCGTGGCGTGCGGCCACGGGTTCCGGTCGAAGTGCCGGAACTCGGCGGCACCGTCTATGTCGCGAGGATGACGGCCAGAGAGAGGGACGACTTTGAGTTCATGGTGACCGGCGGCAAGGTCGGCATGCCAACGACACCGAAGAACATCCGGGCGAAGTTTTGCACTCTGGTGTGCGTCAAAGAGGACGGCACCAGGATGTTCGAGGAAGACGACGCCGAGTGGATCGGCGACCTCGACACCAACGTCGTGCAGGCCATCGTCGACGAAGGCTTTCGGCTCAACGGCATCGGTGTCAACGCTCTGGAGGACGCCACAAAAAACTAGAGCGCCGTCCGATCATCCTCTTCCTGTACCGCCTGGCCCTGCAGCTCGGCATCTGGAACGTCGAAGATCCGGGCGGCCTGGCTGAGACGATGAGCGTTGACCAGTTGTACGGCTGGATGGCTGCTTTCACGTTGATGCCGTGGGGCGACGAGTGGCTCAGGGACGCGGTACTCATGGCACAGCAGTACAACGCCAACCGTCCCAAGGGAAAGCCGGCCCTCAAGCCGTGGGACTTCATGCCGGTTGAGCAGCGTCCTCAAACGCAGGACGAGATGTGGCGAATCCTCCAGCAGGTGCGGAGGTAGCCCATGGCTGCGAAGAACTTCGGCCGCGTCAACGTCTCGATCACCGCCAGCACGGGCGGGCTGACGGCTGGCCTGAGCCGCGCTGGCAAGCAGATGCAGTCGTTTGCCGGCACGGTGGCATCGACGCTGAATCCGCTGCGCATGCTTTCGAGCGTGGCTCAGAGCACGTTTGGCCAGCTGGCCCTTTTCTCGATGGCCCGCAGTGCGGTCAACACGCTCACCGGCATGGCGTCGGCTGCAGCCGAGAACGTCGATGTACAGAGCAAACTGAGCCGCCGGCTTGGCATGACGTACGGCGAGTTGTCTGGGCTCAAGCTGGCCGGAGACCTGGCCGGCGTTGGCATTGAGTCTATCGGTGCCGCCATGACTAAGGCCGACGTCGCCATGCAAAAAGCGGCCGGCGGGTCTAAGACAGCCATCGCAGCCTTTGCGACGCTGGGCCTAAGCGTCGACCAACTGCAGGGCATGAGCGGTGCGGATCGCTTTGCCGCTATTGCTGATTCTATTTCTGCATTGGCAACACCTGCCGAGCGAGCTACTGCGGCGGTTGCGTTGTTTGGTCGGTCCGGGGCTGAACTGCTCCCGCTGTTTGAGGGCGGTGCTGGCAGTATTGCTGCAGCAAGGACCGAGGCCGAGCGGCTTGGGCTAGCGCTGACAAATGCGCAAGCACAAAACGTGGAGGCGATGAACGATTCGTTCACGCGCGTTTACGCTGCGATTCAAGGAATCGTGCAGCAGGTGACGGCCTATCTGGCTCCTGCGATCACAGCTATTGCGAGTCAGTTCACTGAGTTCGTTGGCAGTATTGGAGGAGCCAACATCGGCCAGGCGATCGGCGAAGCGTTGATGGCCGGCGCGCGGATGCTGGCTGAAATCGGCGATTCGCTTATAGCTCAGTTTGGCAGCACTTTTCAATATCTTTCCAGCGTGGGTGCTTTTTGGTCGTCAGTGTTTTCAATGGGCGGCCAAATCAGTTCTGGTTTTGCAATGGCGGGCCGGGCAGTTGAAACAGCGTTCTTGTCCGTGGTGCGCGCTGCACTGACGCCCATGATGTTTATTGTCGAGAAGATCGCTGATCTTTTGTCATATGTGCCGGGGATAAGCGACGCAGCAACCCAAGTCGGCGAGACGGTGCGCGGGTTTCGCTCCGGCCTCGACCAAAGCATCGCCAAGTCGGCGAAGCAGACTGGTGAAAACTTTAGCGCCATGCTGGACGGGAAAGCCAAGCAGTCAGGAGAGACGCTCGCAGGCCCGCTCGTGACTCAACTAAATCAGCTCGAGCAAATGGCAAAAAACGCGGCTGCATCAGTCGACACATCTGCCGCCAAGCTTGAAAGCACCAAAGTTCAAACGCAAGTCACAGTCAATACGGAGGCGCTCAAGGCTATTGTCGCTGGAACGTCTGAGGGTGAGGCGTTCAGGAACTCGCTAATTCGCGGAGCTGATCCACGTAACGCCGGAAACGAGGATCAAGGACGCACGGCTGACGCTACCGAAGAGACGGCCGCCGGCGTCGACGAGCTGGTGTCGATCATGCGTGATCAGTTTGCTCTGGCGGAGATCACGGTGTAGGCATGGCTATCACAGACGCACGCATCCTGCGGTCAGTCAAGATCACTGAAGCCAAAGGTGAGAAGGGGAGTATTCAGTACTCGGCCACCGAGGACTACCTTGTCATCTGCGATGCCAAAAACCCCAACTTCTCGCAGATCATGCAGGATCGAACGACGTGGCCAAATCTTGGCAACGCTCGACTTCCTCAGATCGACGACCAGATAACGATCAGTGGCAAGACGCTCTACGTGACGTCGCGCGACCTGTCGCACTACCAGGACAACGAGCGGGCCGTCGTAATGTCGGTGCGCTACGACGCGAAGGACGACCAGGCTGGAAGCGAAGGCGATCCTTCCAGCGGTGACCAAGACGCCTGGAAGCGAATCCAGCTACAGAGCGTCGACGTGACAAAGCCGGCGCGAGGATGGCGTAGCCTGGGTGGTTCTAGGGATGCAGCTGCAGCGTCTGCCAAGCCTGCGATTAACAGCGCAGGCGATCCTGTTGACGGCCTTGAGGAAGAGGCGTCGATGCTGCGATTTACCTACACAAACACCATCGCCGCGAACCCAAACTTTGAAGCGCTGGCGCTGTATTGCAACAAATGCAACTTTTCTGGAATGACCATCTTGGGTGTGCCGTGTTCGTTCTACACATTACGCTGCACAGGGTTCAATGCGCAGTACGATCAGAAGAACAACACCTGGAGCGTGACGGTCGAAATTCTCTACAACCCTGATGGCTGGGAAATCCGATTTTATGACGCCGGCTTCAACGAAATCATTAATGATGAGCGGCAGGCAATCTTGGACAAGCGCGGCAACCCGATCAGTTCTCCATGTCCACTAGATGGCAATGGCCGTGCCGCTGACGCCGAAGTCATTACAGATAGCGAAACTGGCGGTCCTGCAATGAGAGTCTTGTATCCGTACGTTTCGACCGACTTACAAAACCTGTTCCAACAAGCACGCATCTGAGGCTGAGCTATGGCAAAGGAAATAACGGTATCCTGCTCTCTAACTGTCAACAATGGGAATCACTCTGAGTCTTTCACGTCTGGAAGTCCTCAGTTTGATCAATCGACGCAGGCGTCTGTTGGCGGCGTTGTTGAGATCGGGACAGCGACCGAAACAATTTCTCTCGGTGAGGTGACGACGGCCGGCTATGCAGTGTTCCGCAACCTTTCGACGGCGACGGCTGGTACGGCGTACATCGCTCTTGGTGCGTACGTCGGCACAAACCTGCACGAGTTTGTCTCGCTGCGGCGCGGCATGCCGGCCGTATTGCCGCTGACCGCAAACGTCGCCGTGGCTGCAAAGGCGTACGGCCAGGCGACCAAGTTGCGGTACATCATCCTGTCGGAGTAAGCCGTGTCCTCCTTCGGTTTCAGTGCAGCCGACGTGCGGCGGATCGGCGAAGTTGTTCGCGCTGCCGAGCATGGTCGCATCCAGAAGATTGAGCTCGGCGGTGAACGCAATGGCGGAGCCACGCCGGGCGTGCGTCTGCTGATTGCCAAGCACGAAGGCGGCAGCTGGCCTACTGATTCCACTGCGGTCGTCACTATCTATAACGGCGACCAGGGTGATATCTCTCCGGCCGTCACCGCAGTTGCCTATAACCAATACATCAAGTTTGGGACGCAACCTGTCTGCAGTTCACGATGGGTCGCGCTTGGCCACAACGGGTTCAACTGGATTCCCGTCGACTCGCAGAACGCCTGCCCAGATTGCGACAGTGAGATCGGCGGGATCAACTTTTCAGTGTTCTATGGATTCGCCAAGACGAATGTTCAGATTCTTGGACACGATGGCCAAGGCTGCGTTCGCTGGTACGACATCTTCACCTGCGCCACTGCATCGACATGAGTGACTACGTCGGCCGTGCTATTGCTGACAGGATCCGCGCGTACACGCCAGACCCTTTTACGCTCCTGATTTATCTGCAGACCCGTCTCGACGACCGCAACCTGCCGTGCAAGTGCTGCGCGACTTCGTGCTCAACTCAAGTCTCAATCTCGGTGTCATTCTGCGGCATGACAGTCACGACCACGGTTCCAATACCTGGTGTTCTCGGTTTCGCACAGGCGAACCTCCCTGACGGCTCCTATCTCATCGTCAGTGCTCAGATTGCCTGCGGTCCGTGCGGATGGGGGTTGTCGATGGGCGTGTGCGGCTATTGCGAGGAAACGCAGGAGGCGGCGTCGGATGGATTTTCGGCCGCCATCCCATTTGCGGAAATGCCACAACATGCCAACGGCACGTACTGCCCGCAGGCTGGTGCGGTAAACCTTGAGTGCTTTGGCGACCAGTTCGGCATTTCATGCGTAACGAATCCGAGCGTGATCATCGCATGAACATCCTGACCGCTACCGCAGGCCGACCTGAGATCGCCCGCGTATGGTGTGCGGCCGTCTCGTCTACCCTGACCACGCCGCATGTGGCCACGGTCCTCTATCGCGGTCCAGATCCGCAGTGCTCCTGCGACGTGCTCGAGGTGCCCGCCATCAGCCCGGTGATAGGCATGACCATCGACCGGTACTGTGACGGCCCGGTGCGAATGTTCCTTGAGGAGGACAT